TTTCGGCGTTCACACCGTCTTTCAAGAACTCCAAAAACCAGCCAGGTTGGTCTATCACCGCTTTCACGTTCGCTTTTTTATCAAAAATTGCCATAATAATTTACTAAGCTCCAAACAAAATCAGGTTTGTACTATCAACCAGTTTCATGTAAGCGCTTGCCGCTGCGTCCACCTGGTCGTCATGCGTCCCTGTTGGAAACGTCGCCAGTTCGTCTATAAAATCCTCATTCCACGACGCGCGCAAAAGGCTCACGTTACCGCCTTCAACTTGCGCTGAAAAAGGCTCCGCTCTAAGTTGTTTGTTTCCGGTTGACGGCTCCGTGAACACAGAAAAACCATCAAGCAAACGCACAAAATCAGCAGCAACATCTTTTCCTGCCGAACCCGGCTCTTGCTCACTCCAAATTTTCACGTCGCCGTATTTCGTCCGGTCGCTCTCTGCGGTAGCCCAGATTGTTTGGTTGCGGTTGTAGGTTGACCATTGCCCGCGCGTGATATTCACAACGATGTAATGACCGTCTGGCGTTTTCGCCATCAGGCAACCGGCGGTATAGTCGCCGTCATTCTCGGTCGCCGCCTTATCCCACCAACGCACGAAACGCGAACCGTCCGGGATAGCGTCAACGTAGCCAAACTTTGAGCGCTTGAACATGTCGCCTTCCTGCTCTTGCGGGCGTTGTTGGTAAAGTCCACTAAACGAACGCGCGCCTTGCACACGCTTGATTTCAAGCAGTTTTTCAAGCGGGAAACGTTCCGGGTTCAACGCTTCACCAACTTCACGCCCCAGCGGGTCGTCTTGCTCTGCTATTGCCGGCAAGCGCACCACTTCCCAGTTTTCAGCATCTTCACTTCGTAAAATGCGACCGGCAAGGTCATCTTCATGCCAGCGCGTCATTGTCAAAATAAAAGCCGCGCCCGGTTCAGCGCGTGAATAAAGGTCATCTGAAAACCACTTCCAAGCCACATCACGCTTTGCCTTTGAGTCAGCGTCTTGCCTTGATTTCACGGGGTCGTCAATCAAAATCAAATCCGCGCCGTGTCCGGTAATACCACCACCGACGCCGACGGCTCTCATTCCACCGCCAGCCATCGTTTGCCAGTCTTGTACTGCCATGCGCTCATCTGATATCGCGATACGCTCACGCGCCAGCCTTCGCGCTTTGCGGCTAAAACTGTTCGCGAGTTCCTGCGAATACGCGCCGATAATCACTCTCAACTTCGGGTCTCGGCATATTCGGTAAACAGGATAGCGCACCGTTACCATCTCACTTTTGCCCATGCGTGGCGGCAAGAAAATCATCAGCTTTTGCTTTCCTTTTCCCGCGGTAATTCTGTTTAAGCTTTCCTGAATATAAACTTGATAATGCCAAGTCCAAGTCCATGAGCGCGGGTGTGTGGTCTTTAGCCAGTCAGAAAATGAGCGCGTTTCGCTCCCCGTGTCTGCGCGAAAAGAAAATGGATAAGTGCTAACCTGCGGAAGTTTAATTGCTGTCTGCATTGCGCTCCATCGCTTCAAGCAAGCGCACGGACTTATCGGTCATCACACCGTGCAAAGTCGCCACCGACGCCGCGTCCTGCTTTCTAAGCCAGCTTTCGTCCTTGAAAAATTCAGCTTGCGCTTTCAGGGTCGCTAAGTTCGTTTCGAGATACTCCAAAATCAAAGTGCCAACGTCTTTTTTTGTGACGGAATTTTCGGCACCCCGCTCATCATACGCTCTTTTCCAACCCTGAATCGTCGAGCGTGGCACGTTGTATTCCTGCGAAACAAAAGACTGCGACTGCCCCTCAAGCAATGCCGCGATAACTGCTGCCTTTGTTTCGTTTGAATATTTCGCCATTATCTTTTCTCTCGTACCGTGACTTCAAGCACCAAGCCGTCAGCCTTCGCCTGCGCCAACATCGCCATTTGCATTACGGCGGTTTCTGGCAAGTCAAAAACAACCCTGATGCCATTATCAGCAAGCGTTTGCACTTTGTTGACTATTGCCTCAAATACAATCGCCGCATCGTCCACCATCAACTCCCCTTTTGCAGTTCATCAATGCGCAAAACCAGCTCGCTCACCTTGCGTTGCAGCCCGTCAATTTCCTGCGCTTGTTTAGCGACTTGCTTTTTCAGCTTTTCGTTCTCGGTTTCCAAAACCCTGATACGCTCGTCTTTATCGGCACTTTCTTTTCTCGCTTGCAAAATCTCATCGTGATTTTTCACGCGTTCATTCTCCATCTCGGTTATCTGCTGCTCGTAATGACTAACGCGTGCAACCAACTTATCAACACGCTCTGAAAGTACCTTCGTGGCGGTGTTGTTCACGCTCGTAAGCCATGAGAAGAAAGCGACCAGCGCGCCACCGCCAACTAACGCGACGATTATCTGCGTCCAGTCCATATTGCCTTAGTCCGCCTCAATTAGCGGCAATGCCACACGTTCAGGGTGGAATAACTCCAGCACCGCTTTTTCAATCGCTGCGGCTATAAGTTCAGGGTTTGCTGTTATATTCCTGGCTTCCAGCCACACTTTGGCCACATCAAGCGCGTACTGTTTTTTACTTGTAATTAGTTTCGCAATACCCGCCTGTTCGGCTGCGATAACCGCAAATTCAGCGGCTTGTTCGATGTATTCGGTAATTGTCGGATTCCACGCTTTGGCTTTCGCCCAGCCCTCTTTTGCTTTACTCCAAAGAAAACCGACTAAAGCGACGACCAGCGGTGGCAATAGTGTGATTAGCACTGCCTCAATAACTTTGCTCAAAATTGGCATCCATTCCATCTTTTCACCTCAACTTTGTAGATTAAACTGAAAACCCCGAAGCCACCGCCATTTCTGGCAAGCAACCTCGGGGTCAACGCTCCATCGTAGGTTAAGGCTTCAAGCCTTATTCAGTTTCAGGTATTATAGCACATTTTTGCAAAAATCAAAACTTTTCCTTTTCGCGTATTGCTTTCACCGTCCCGCTAAACTCACACTTGGCGATTTGGTTAGCAAACAGCGTGACGCTAACCGTGCCATAACCGGTCACCTTCGCGCCACGGAGCGCGTCCAGCAACGCCGCGAGAGACGCCTGGTCAAAGCCAAGTGCCAGCAGTTCATCAGCCAGCTCTTGCCGCGTCTTCACGCTTTCGCCTCCCGCTCTTGGCTGTTTTTTGTACCGCCTCAACCGCGCTCCAGTCAAACAACTGCAAGCATGTTGCGCACTGCCCCTCGACCAGCGAGATGATCAGCCCGCTGTCATAAAGCAAGCCGTTAAAGGTGCAGCACTGTCCAATGTAAGCGCCACAATGCGGGCATCTCACCGTCTGCCAGTGCTCACTTTGCGTCATCTCTCACCTTCGCAAGTTTCGCTTCCAGCTCCGCAATCCGCTTGTTCAGCGCGTCTTCAATCGGGCGGGTGTTCCACGCACCCCTTGTCATGCTATCAAGTGCGGGATTTCCACATACACAATCGCGCGACCATTCACTCTGTTTCTTTCCACAAAACGGACACGGTTTCAGTTCCAACTCACTCATTGTCATCAACTCCTTTCTCTCTCAACAATAGTCTTGCCATCTGTTCGAATACGCGCCAATATTGCCAATAATGCTTTGCAGTATGTTCAACAGACGGTCAAGTTCGGTTGCTATTTCCCAATAATCATATTTTTTCATCGGTATTGTCTTGCGATAATAATCCTTGCTTTCGTCATCTTTCCAGTCGCCTTCTGTGGCGCGAATATGATTAGCATAAAACGCTACGCCGTCTTGTAACCTATGAACATCGCCACTCAAACGAACAAGGTCAGATAGAGGTTTTGTAAACGAGGGGTCTTTCAGGTCACGAACCCCCAAAAGCGGACACTCTGGAAGCGTATGACTTGCGTCAAACACAGGCTCATCAAGTTTCGTACAGACACCATTTAGGTAAAACTCATCGCAAGACCAGCAGGCGTTTGGTTTCACATCAACAATGTATTTCAGTATCTTTATTTCCATCATCAACTCCTTTCTCAACAAGGGGGCAATCATGCAACCTGCCACTAACCGTGTTCACGTATGACATTATGCCCAAACCAAGCAAACACTTTGCTCTGCTATCAAAATTTTTAATCCAATCTTCTGGTCTCTTGCAATATTCACAATCCGCGCACCTTTCAGGCACTTTGTCAACAATCACTTTCAGGATTTCCATCATTAGCTCCTTTCCGTTTCCGTTTTGGAAAGGGTTGCGTTCGCCATTTCCGCTAAGACATCGCCATGACACGCCAGCGGTTTGCAATGACACCCCAACACCTTGCCTCTTAATCTCGGTATTTCTGCCATCAGGTCTGGTTGCTTTACAATCCATTTTCGATACTTCTCGATTACTTCCTGACGATTACCATCGCGCCCAATCTTGAATGGGTTGCCCCACTTTGACGGACGTCCGATATACACGTCGCAAAGGTTTTCATGGACGTTTACTACTGTTGTTTTACTCACGCGTCCACCTCAAATAATTCTGGTTGTAATATCAAACATGGCGCGC